TAATTGCACCCTGAGTAAAGGTTCCAGCGTCTCTGGCCGCAGTAGTATAAAGTGGTGGATAAAATGCTGTAGATGCCTTTATAGTTGCCGCAGTTATAATACCTGAAGTATTAATTGAAACAGTTGTGCCAATTCCAACTGATGCCGATTTACCATCTTTATCTTCAAACTTTACTTCACCTTTATCGTCTTGTTTAATTACGACAGTTGTAGCCGTACCAATAATAATTTCATCAACACCCTTGATTTGTTTTGCATTTGGATCAAGAGTAATTGATCCAGTACCAATAGTTAAAATGCCAGTAACTCTAGCATCACCAGTAACCACAAGATCTTCATTAAAGGTTGTTCCAACACCAACATGAAGTTTTGGTGTTGTTACAATTCCAGAAGTGACATCTATACCATTTCTTGCTGTGATAAATCCGATTGAATCGACATTTCTTACATCTTCGTAAGTTGCAATTCCAGTAACAGAAAGATTTGTTAGTGTTAAGTTGGTTCCTGTGCAATCCTCTGCAAGTTCGTCAGGGACTCCAGAAAGTGCTGTACTAGCAATACCAACCCACTTCGATGTAGATGAGTTATAAATTAATAATTGATTGTCAACACCAGCAAAAGTAACGTCATCAAGATCCTTGATGAATCCTGCACCACCGCCACCAATTGATGACAACTGATATTGAACTCTCTCTACAAATATCTTGTAGTGTTTTTGTAGTTGATCAAGAGTTACAAAATCTTGATCAAGTGGAGTAAGGGGATCTGGATTATTAGTCTCTGGTGGATCCTCTCCAAGAGGAACATTAGTCTCTGCAAGTAACTGCTGTTCTTCTTTTAATTGTTTTTGAGATGACTTAATCTCCTCTACAATTTTATAAAGTCCTTTGATGTCAGACTTTACATAGTCAATATCTTTGTCGTAGTACTTGACTTCTGGGAGTCCTGAGATCTCTTCTCTTAGCTCAGTGAAATACTTTAGAAGTAACTCATCAGTCTTGGTACTGGTGTAGTTAATCTCCTTAAGTTCTTTGTTGATGTTCTGCTTGAGAGTATTATACTCCCCAAGAAGTTGTTTCTTCAGTTTACGATCATCATCTTTAAACTCTTTATGATACTCCCACATTTTGAGAGATGATGATCTGAGTTCTTTCCAGATCTTGTCTTTCTCTTCATCAATACGGGTGTCTACTTTTTCACTTAGATTAGAAATATCATTTTCAATCTTAATTGTACTGTTGAAATGCTTTGTTTCAACATCTTCAGAAAGTTGTTCAAGATCAAATTGAACTTTTCCTCTCAGTCCTTCAATAGTATCGTTGACCTTTACAAAGTCATCGTCAATAACACTAAAGGTTTTACCAATCCATGAGAAGTCTGGAACTTCGTTTACTTCATTAACCCACTTTGGGAATTGTGGAATAGATGCTTTTACCGAATCAATAGCTTCGCAAATTGCTGCAATTTCTGCATCATAATATTTGACTTCTGGTAAGTTGGTTACCTCAGTTTGAAGAGTATCAATTCGATCCTCAATAGCATCAACTTGCTCATCATAATACTTGACTTCAGGTAGACCTTTAATCTGCTCTCTTACGAGATCTACTTGATCACATATTGCTTCTACTTCTCTATCATAGTATCTAACTTCAGGAAGGTTGCTAATCTGTTCCGCAAGTTCCTCAAGTTCTTTATCGTAATACTTGACCTCTGGGATGTCAGGAATGTCTGCTCTGACATCATTAATCATTCTGACCAGTTCTGGCCAAGGTGGTACTATATCTTGTACTTCTGCAAATGTATTTCCGTCTGCGTCTTCTATAGTTTGAGTGCTTTCTTCTATCTCAATATAATCTTCAACAGAAGGGAGTTCCTCTGCATTCTCTTCTGTTATAAAATCTTCAACTGATGGTAGGTCATTATTGACCAAATCATCAATAGAAGGCAAGTCTTCTTTCGACATTTTATTAGTAACTTTAATACTTCGGGATTTCTCTCCCGATATTATTTAGGATCTTCCTTCAGTCCATCCTTCAACATTTTTGCAAGGTCTGCAGTCGATCCAACAAACAAAGCATTATTGACTGTAGATGGTCCCTTGACTTTTTCTTCTGCTTCAACGTCCTTCAGTTTCTTTTGCAGATCCAATAACTTGTCTGTCGCATCAGCAACGTTTTTAATCAATTGACCAGCAACTTCATATGCTCTTGGCATCTCACTTTCTTGAGCAAGTTCAAGGACACCGTTGAGAGCCTCTTGTCCCTTTTCTATGATAGAGTAAAGATTACCTCTGGTATATTCGTAATCTTTTTTTATATCATCTACGCCTTCTTTTACTTTTTGAATTTTACTTTCAACAACCTCTGGTTTGATAACCTCACCAGAGGTATTGAATGTGTCATTTAGATCGTCAAAGTTTTTTGTCATTTTCATCAGAACGAACCATCAAATCCAAAGTCATCGCCTACTTCAATAAGCGCATTATCAGCAGCAGTAATTTCGTGAATCTCAGTTCCTGCAACATGAGTTGAAATAGTTGTTTTATCCTCTCCACGTCTAACAGTAATGTTGTTACCACTGATAGACTTCAAGAACATCTGCTCACCATCAATATTAATATAAGTGTTAGCGGTTAACGTACTTCCGTCAGCGACTTCAAAAGTTTTTGCTGTTTTGTTGATATCTGCCGCGAGAGTGGTAGCAGCATCTCCAGTATAATTTTTGGTTGCTCTTGGTGTTGCAGTATAAGTAATCTCTCTTGTGGCGTTGGAAGTATCTGTTCCAGTGAGGTAACTGATAGAAGCTCTCTTGATGATATCCTTGGTTGCAGTGCTTGCAGGACCAAACAGATATGTTTTTGCAGTGAATCTTAGAGTATAAAGAAGAACTCTTCTAGAGGTGAAATCTCCTTCATAATCATCTTGCATGGTGATATTTTCTAATATCACAGGAATATCTTTTTTCTCTTGAATTGACTCTACTAATTCAACGGTAAGATTATATGCTGGTTGAAAGTATGGTAAAATCTGTTCAATAATTTGAAGAGCATCATCATTCAATTTTGACATGATTGATAACTCAAATTGCATATTATAAGGAACAGGCATATACTGTTTCTTCACAATAGATCCGTCATCAGGATCTTTTACAGTGAAGTTCTGTACTGTAGAAACCTTACGTGAAGGATCGTATGTCAATCCAGTAAACTCAAAAGACATCCTTGGCAAAGTAATTGCAAAGGGTTTGTTGAGATCTGGTGACTGGTTTATTCTTGCCAAAAACTTTTGTGTAGGACCATATGCCAAAGGAATCTTTACAACGCTAACAACGTTATCCGAAGAATCTTCGTGCTTAATCGAAATATTGTTAAAGAGAGTGCCAAAAGATATGATGGTCCTCCTCAAAACTTCGTTGTAAAAATACTCAAACATTTTTAAGTCCTACAATATCTTTATATTAAGATATTTTTATTTAGGGAATACCGAATGGGTTCCTCTCACTAAAGTCAATAATCGCATCAGCTTCAGTTTCGATGTTAAGATTATCAGCGAATCCATCATCTGCTGGGTTTGAATCAACAACTCTAAGATCGTAAGATGCGCCAGATGTAGCTCCTGTGATTGTCTCTCCTCTGGTGAACTCTCCAGTTACAGTGCCAACCTCAAGTTCATTTGTTTCAGAATTCCAAACTCTAACTCTTGCTGTGGTTCCACTAGAGGATCCAGTTACAATTTCATTAAACAAGAATGTTCCTGATCCAGTGCTTTCTGGTGCTGACATGGTAACCTCTGGTGCTATCACATAACCAAATCCAGTGTCTGTAATATTGATATTTGATACTGTGCCAGCCGCACTTACTGTTGCGATACCAGTTGCTGTAGATATACCTGGGAAGTCTATGTAATTCTTCTCAGACACTTCGTTAGAAATTGTGACTGTTGGTGGACTCAAATAACCACCACCACCAAATGTAACTGCAATACCAGTGACAACACCACAATTTGCTCTACCAAATTCAAATACGGATGTTGCAATACCAACGTTTGTGGCAGAGGCAGACATAGTTAATGTTCCAGATCCAATAGAAGAAACAAAAGTTTCTGCAGGGATAAAGTTATAGGCATCACTATATCCAACACCAAGTCTTACCCTATCTCCAACAATAATATTTGTCGTGGTAATACCAGTGATGATGGTAGATCCAATACCAACGGTTCCCTCAGTCTTGATAGAGGTTGATCTAATGGTTGCAACTCCAAGTGCTCTAAA